TAAACAAAAGAGATGGTAAATATGTCGAGGGCGCAGAGCCAGGCAAAATCATAAACACTGTCACCAACGCATTGTATGACAAAATAAATGTTGTACCATGTCATTACAAAAGACAGTACATAGAATGGCAAGACAGAGGCACAAGCACAGGTGCACCTGTTGCGATACACGATGCAGATAGTGATATCGTAAGTCAGACGACTAGAGGTAAAGATTATAAGGACAGATTACCAAACGGTAACTATCTTGATAATACTGCTAGTCACTTTGTACTTTGTTTGAGTGATAATCCAGAAACAGCATTGATATCTATGAAGTCTACTCAATTAAAGGTGAGTAGAAAATGGAACTCAATGATGATGGGTTTAAAGATGCAGGGTAAAAATGGTTTGTTTACTCCGCCAACTTATAGCCACATTTATACCCTATCAACCGTTCAGATGTCTAACGACAAAGGAACATGGTTTGGTTGGGATGTAGCAAAAGCAGGACCAGTTACAGATAGAGGAATCTATGACATGGCTAAATCTTTTGCAGAGTCTGTGGGTAAAGGTGAAGTAGAAGCTAGACCCGAAGCACAAGAGCAAACTAAAAGCGAAGAATCAAAAAAAAGATTCAGATTATAAGTTCCCGGGGATGGGCGGTTAAGCGAGAGTGGATCCGCCCATTTTAATTTATGCATGATAAAAATACATCGCCGGTGACGTATGAGGATTGGTTAGATCTGAATAGGATAATTATCCCTTGTGTTAAAGGGATTCCACGTATACCTAAATATACACAAAAGGATTTTAAGATTACGAAAGAAGAATGGAAGAGAGATCACGAAAAGTCAGAAATAGCATTAAGGTTAGATAAAGATGTTGATTTAGATGTAGATAATCCAATAGTAAAAGATTTTATACCTTACTATCTAAAAAATTGTAGTGCAATATTTGGCAGGGCTGGTAACCTGTCTAGTCATTACGTGTGGATTAACGATAATAAAATTCCTTTTAAACAATTTAGATTACCAGATGAATTTGAAAAAGATTATAAAAATTATCCACATGGCGCTATGTTATGTGAATTAAGAACTGAAAAAGAAAGATACACAATAGTTCCAGGATCTTTACACAGTAAGTCAAAAACAAATGTTCAGTGGGAAACATACGAAGGTATAAAACCATACAACGGTAATCTATTATCTGATGTTGGCAAAATAGCATTAGCTTCAGCTTTAGTTGTTATATATCCAACAGAGGGAGGTAGAGATGAATATACCACAGCCATAGCGGGTATCTTGTGTAAACATAGTGATTGGAGTGATGAAGATATTAATGATTTTGTTTACAGGATTTGTGAAGCTGCAAATGATAACGAAAGAGAAAAGAGAAAACAAAAAGGAACATCCTCTAGAAAAACAGATAGAAAATTTGGTATAAATAAAATTTCTGAAATTACAGGTTATTCTCATTCTAACATACAAAAGCTTTTTAATTGGATAGGTTTATTTCAATCTATAACTACACAGATATCAAATGATATGATTGAAAAAATAGTAGAGTTTGGTGCCAATAGATATTACATTCATTTAAATGTTCCTGAGCAAGATAAAGTTGTTAAAAGAATAATAACAGTTCATGGTGAAGATCTAATGAATCAAAAAATATTCTATGACAAGGCTATGCATCAAGCTAAAGCATGGATACCTAGACAAAAATCAAAAGAATATGAAGATATGATGGCTGCTAAATTTAGTGCTAGAGAATATTCAAAAGATTTTGTTGAGGAGGCTAACGAAGAATTTAAATTTAAAAGAATGTTTTCAGATTATTTAACAACAAGAGGTCTATTTACAGACAAAGAACAACTAGCAATATATGGACAACCTTATTACGATCAGAAAAATAATGAAATAGAATTTAAATTAGATGGTTTTGAAAGAGAATTAGCAAAACAAAAAATAAATATGGACAGGGTAGATTTAGTTATGAAGTGCATTAATGTTTTAAAAGCACGAAAAAAACATGGGAAGTATCTAAATAAGTCCTGTGTATCATGGGTAATACAAGGAGATAAGATTGAAGATAATAAAATAATTTGGGAAGGAGAATCAATAGATATAGATGATGGAGGAGAAAACGATGAATAATGAAGACTTTAATGGTATTTTAATTAATAAAAGCACATTTAAAGATGTTAAAGCAATTGAAAAATTAATTGATAAACAAGTAAAAAAACTTCCTTGGTGGGTCTCAGGACCTCCCGGCACCGGTAAAACAAGGGGTTTTATAAGAAAAAAATATGAAAAATTTTTAGAGGACGGAATACATTGGGAAAGAATAGTTATTTTATCTCATACAGTGAATGCTGCTGGTGAAATACTTAAAGCCATAAAAGAAATACCTAGAATGGAAACTATTCCGACTGATGTGTTGGAGGATCAAATATGCACTATTCATTCTTATTTTAACGCTGAGGGTAAAAAGAGAAAAAAATATGAATTAAAACATCATAAAGAGTTTAGTAAAGAAAATAGGGCCATGGGTTTTTGGAAAAGAAAAAGTCCAAAAACATCTTGGGATAAACATCCTCTATACACTTTTTGTTCACGTATTCATGGCAAAAGACAAACACCTAAAGACCATTGGTTCACGGACCAAGCATGGTATAAAGAAAAAGGATACAGGAGTTTAAGCATCTTAAACGATTTAAGAATAAAATATAATGAATATAGACAAAGAGAAAGAGTATCTTCTTATGAAGATATGATAGATAACTTTTTATTTTATTCAAAAGCCCCAACAGATATAGATGTTTTAATAGTTGATGAAGCACAGGATTGTAATAAACCTCAAATAGAAGCCTTACAAAAAGCTGCAACAAATGTTGATGAAGATAAATTTTTATTTGTAGGTGATAAAGATCAATCTATTTATGGATACTCAGGTGCAGACAATCATTTTTTTACAAAATTAGAAAAAGACAAAGCTTATGTATTTAAAGAAAATGAAGGATCTTTAACCCAAGGACACAGATGTGGAGAAACTATAAATAAAATATGTAAAAATATTATAAACCCTCAAAGAAAAAGATTAGGTTTACCTGAAAAAATATGGACACCCGCAAAAAATAGGGTGGGTAAGCACTATTGGATACCGAGACTAGGGGAATCTTGTAAAGACCAAGACGCTCTTTTAGATAAAATATTTAATACAAAAGAAAATTTTTTATTTACCTACAGAGGAAATCCAACAGACGATCACACAAAACAATTTTTACAAACACACGGTATAGATTATAAAGTTGTGTCAAATAATTATGATTTTATTGATAGAAAAATTTTAAGATGTTTTAACACTTGGGATACTTTTTACGAAAATGTTGTACCATTAAAACAAATAAAAGAATATTGGCCATATCTTCCCGGTAGAAATGTTTTTAAAGTTCAAGGTAAGGGCAATCTAAAAGAAGCTTTTAAAGATGTTATAGATGGAGATTACAACATAAAACAATTGTATGAAATGGGTTTGGTAACAGGTGAAGCTTTAGAGTATAGAAGTTTTAATTTAGCAGTTAAAAATTCAGAAGATACTAAAAAAATAAGAACGAACGTTCCTTACATAAAAAAAGTATTAAAAAATCATGGAATAGATGAAAAGCCTAGGGTTGAAATTGATAACATACATAAAATAAAAGGTCTAACTTTTAACAACGTTATAGTTAATTTGTCAGTGTATAAAACAGAGAAAAATATAAATGAATCTGAGAGATTAGCATACACTGCTTATAGTAGAGGAGAAACAGATTGTTGGAGCATAGGTTCTGAAGAGTTTCATAGATACGATAGACACACAAGTTTAGGAGGAGTACAGCATGACAGAGGAAGAATTTTTTCAATTCATTAATAGAATGGAGAGAGAAGTTTATAGGAATAATTTTCCGGAATATGAAAAAGAGGAGGAAGAAGATGACGAACAAAGAGTTATTTAAAGGAACAACATATAGTTCATTAGAAGAGCAGGTAGGCGGAAAACATTATCGCTCAATGAAAATTCAACCCGCAGAATTTATTAATGAAAATAAACTGTTGTTTGCTGAGGGTAATGCTATAAAGTATATCTGCAGACATTCTGTAAAAGGAAAGGAAGAAGATATTAAGAAAGCAATACATTATTTAGAGATGATATTAGAAAGAGATTATAATGTGTAATAAACCAGAAGATTTAAATTTAGAGGGTGTAGATCTTATTGCCATAGATTTAGAAACCTATGACCCTAATTTAAAAACAAAAGGTAGTGGAGCGATTAGACAGGACGGTTTTGTTACAGGTGTTGCTATTAAAACAATACATGAAACAGTTTACTTTCCCTTGCATCATTCTGATACTCATAAAACAGAAGATGAAAAAAAAGAGTTTTGGGATAAATTTTCTAAAAATGTTTTATTAAATAAAAAAATTACAAAAGTTTTTCATAATGCGATGTATGATGTTTGTTGGATTAGAGCAGTTACCGGTAAAATGATTGAAGGTAGAATAGTTGACACGATGATAGCAGCTTCTGTTATTAATGAAAATAGATTTAAATACTCTTTAGACTCTCTTGGAAAAGATTATCTTAATGAAGAAAAATACAAATACGATCTACAACAGAAAACTATAGAGTGGTCTGGCGGTACAGTAAAGGATCCGATGACTAACATGCATAAACTACCAGCGTCTTTGGTAAAAGATTATGCAAAACAAGATGTTAATTTAACTTTTAAATTATGGAAAAAATTTGATAAAAAATTAGACGAAGTATTATATACCAATGAAAAAAAAGAATCAAAAACTTGTAGAAAAATTTTTGAATTAGAAACAGAATTATTTTTATGTTTGGTTGACATGAAATTTAAAGGAGTTAGAATTGATGTTTTAAAATTAAGGTCATTAGGAGAAGAGTTAAGAAAGAAGAGAGATGACATATTAGAATCAATAAAAAAAGAAACGGGATTAGAAATAAAAATTTGGGCAGCCAGTTCTATAAAAGAATTATTAGAAAAAAGAGATATAACTGATTACAAAAAAACACCAAAATCAGGAATGCCAAGTTTACCTAAAGATTATTTGGCAACACATAAAGATGAATGTTTAAGAAAAGTTGCAGAAGCAAGAGAATATGATAAAGCTGCCAACACTTTTGTTGATGGTCTTTTAAGTTTTGTTTATAAAGGTAGAATACACGCTGATGTAAATCAAATTAGAGGAGATGGTGGTGGGACGGTAACGGGTAGATTTTCAATGACTAACCCTAATTTACAACAAATACCTTCCAAAGGTGAAATAGGTAAAAAAATGAGAGAAGTGTTTTTACCTGAACCTGGATATGAGTGGGGTAGTTTTGACTACTCACAACAGGAACCACGTATTGTAGTTCACTATGCGTTAATTCATAACTGTAAAGGAACCGAAGAATTAAAACAAAAATTTAACAATGACAAAGCAGATTTCCATCAGATAGTTGCAGACATGGCTAAAATATCAAGAAAACAAGCAAAAACTATTAATTTAGGGTTGTTTTATGGCATGGGTAAAAATAAATTAAGAGCAGAATTAGGTTTGGAACAAGCAGGAGCTAAAAAATTATTTGATGATTACCATAAAAAAGTTCCTTTTGTTAAAGAAATATCTGAAAAATTTATGCAGTTTTCTGAAGATTTAAAATTAATATATACTTTAGAAGATAGGTTTTGTAGATTCGACAGATACGAAACTGTAGATAAGAGGTGGATAGATTTAAAATGGCAGGAGTGGGATCCTGAAGCACCAGTATTAAATAAAAAAACTAAAAAAGTTGAATCTCATGGTAAATTTGTTGATGTAAAATTATTAACAGAAGAAAAAGCTAGAGCTGAAGCTGCTAAAAAATACAATATAAAAATGGAAAAAAAATGGGAACAATTAGATAAAAAAGAACAAGATAACGAATTTAAAGAATATTATGTTCCTGCTTTTACGTACAAAGCATTGAACAGAATGGTGCAAGGATCTGCCGCAGATATGACAAAGAAGGCAATGGTATTATTACATAGAAAAGGTATAATTCCTCACATACAAATTCATGATGAACTTTGTTTATCTGTAAAGGGTGATATAAAAGATACTGTAAAAAGAATAATGGAAACCGCAGTACCGTTAGAGATAAAAAATAAAGTTGATGTTGAATGTGGTTTAAACTGGGGTACAACAAGTGAGGAATAAACATGGCTTATTTAAATGCAAACATACCTGTAGAATATGCACAAATAAGAAGGGAGTATCTATATGATCTTAAAAAACATCATGGAGAAGTCGAGGACTGCATTGTCTTTGGTGTTACATGTATTACTGGGCGTGCTTTACTATTTCATGCAATTATGGAGAATGGTGCAATCTTTTATCGCCTCCCAATTACGGCGTTTATTCAACGTGGATATAAAGTCACTGACGTCCCACGGAGAAGACTTGATGAACTTCAGTTGTGGAATGCTTTTAGTTATTATCCTTCTGTTCATTGTTGGGACATTTTAGAAGCACAAGCAGGTAGATACATAGGAAAAGACAAGAAATGGCACGCAGGTAAATACTTATTTACTGTTGACTTTGCACATCCAGACCCTAATATATTGGACACTGATCATTCAGAGATCCCGCACGAGCATAAGTGCGCTCACATACTTGCCTTAGATGATGGTAACTATGCGGCACAGCCTAACAACAGATTGATTTGGGATATACCTTCTTTCACTGTGAAAGATGAGACTCCCGACTGGAAGGTGCAAACCTCTGAATGGAATGTAGAAGATAGTAGAGCTTGGCGTACAGAAGATACAGACAAGTTCTTCTATGAAATAGAGGAGAAAAAAAATGATTAAAAAAGTAAAAGACAAAGCTTTTCATTATTGGCATAACCACAAGATTGAATCTCTTGTGTTTATAGTTTTGGTGGCAGCTTTAATAATTAAATAGAATTATGGAGATAGCCAGGATGAATTATTATTTTACAGGCTTACTAATTGTAATGTTAGTTGTCCTGGCTTTCTGTGGAGGACCACATGCCCAATAAACCACTCAACATATCTGAGGAGGCTGCCGTGCAGATGCCAATGAAGACGGTTGCCAGTTTGATAATTATCGTTGCACTCGGCACGATGGGTTATTTTCAGATTGTAGAACGTCTTAATATTGCAGACACAAAACTAGAATTGATGAATGCAGATGTGGAACAAAACACAGAATTTAGAATCAAATGGCCACGTGGACAGATGGGATCACTGCCTGCGGATTCTGAGCAGTACATGATGTTGGAAGATTTGTACAAGACTACCGATCGTATAAACAAACATGTCGAAGACATGGCTTTAAATAAAGTAAATATTCAGTTTCTATCCAAACAGATGGATAAGGTTTTACAAGATATTGAAAAACTCAAAGACGCAAACAGAGAGATAAAATACAATGGCAACGGGACGCATTAGTAGAAAAGTGTTGGATCATATAGAAAAAATAAACAAAGAAAACAAAGCTATGAGTCTAACCAAAGAATTAAAAAAAGAAGTTGAGACCGGCAAACATGGCACACAAAAGTATGTTGTTAAAGAGGGTGAGAACAAAGGCAAGATATTATGATTGAAGCTGTGGTAGCCCTGCTTATGTTTGTAAACGGAGAGATCAAAGAGGCTCGTTATCAAAACGAAGGTATGGCACAATGTTTACGTGGCAAGCGTCAGGCCGAGAGACAATACAATGAGTCTGTATCCTACAAATGCTACAAGGGTTCTGCAGAACTTGAGAAAAATATAGATGGATCTTTGTCGATAAAAAAGCTAATATTAGAATAATGAAAGTTACAGCAGAGATCGTAAACGGTAAGTGTCCTACGTGTGATGAATTTACCATGTTGGTTGGATTATCAAAACAATTATACAGATGTATGAATTGTGGCACAGACCTAGAGCAATTTGTAAACGGTAAGATAGTCTATCTACCACATGTAACCAAAAGATCAGAGTTTGATGTCATAGTAAAAGATTGGGTCGATGGCTAAAAAAAGTTTTAAATTTTTCACACCTCGTGACAAACCTAAAAAAAGAGGCGCACGTCAGCACAAGAAAAATAAGAATAAAAACGAGAAAAGACAACAAAAACAGACACGTTACAAAGGTCAAGGTAAGGGTTGACAAATATCATTTAATATCCTATATATAAAACATGAAAGAAATAAAGGAGAAAAAAATGAGACGAGACAAAGAACACATGGCAATACGTAGAAAAAATAACTTTGAAGATCGTTATGCCAAAGGCATACACTTTGACATAAGAAACAAAGGTACTTGTTATATAACTATGAAAACAAATGCAGGTGAATTGACTGTGTACATAGATGCTATGGATGGGTTAACTGATCCACCAATGGTACGTGCATGGATACCTGGTAGAAGAGATAGAGAGATAAATTTAAAATGAAAGAGAAAATAATAACCATAAACCCAAAAGGTATCACACAGAAACAGTATTCTAATTTTCTGTTAGAGTTAAATCTGATGAAGAGGGCTTGGAAATCATACGGTGTAAACGTGGAGATAAAAGCACCAGGTCTAAAGAATATTATCAAGTGGGGTACGACATCTAATAATGGAACTGATACTTCTAAGCGACGAGCTATATAAATTAGTATCCGTCACAACAGAAATGATGGAAGGAATCGAACTTCTTAGCAAGGTAGATTGCTATGATCTTTGTGACATACTACGTATACATCTGACCACGTATCACGAACCATGGAACGTCCATGTCATGAACGATGGCACCGGATATTTATACGGTTGTATTTGTAAATAACACCTACCCTAAAGAGGGAAAATGTAAGGGTAGGTTATTGGTGAGAAGATAATCTCCGATTATCATTTGAGGGTTATGTTGTCAAATAATATCTGATGGAGTGCAGTAGAATTTAATAAACATATTATATTTATTGACATCTTCGGGACCTATCTCACGCATCTTATTCATAGATTCCTCGTAACCATACATCAGACAATCATATTGAGTCTCAAATGTTGTAGGCCAAACGTGAGCATCCAGACAAGATCCTGCGATTTGTGAGCAAATTACTAAACTTAATAATATTTTCATTGACAATCCTATAATATACCCTATATATAAAAACAATTATGAAAGGAAACAAGCATGACAGACATGAGTAAATATAAAAATGTTTCGCTATCCAAAGAAACATACAAGGTTTTAGAAGCGTTGTCGAAGGTTATATTGCCTGACGGTAAGTTAAGTATATCTAAGACGATTGAAGTTCTAACAAATGAGAAAGCGAGAAAGTTAAATGGAAAAGTTAAAAAAAACTAGAGTGAAGACACAGATCTGTGACACCTGTCACGGCAACGGATATGTCAGGGTCGCAAAACTAGATGGTGACCCATCCCTTGATTTTAGAGATAGGAGTGAGGTACATCAATGTTGGGACTGTGACTCCGAGGGAGAGCACTATGTTGTCGGAGACAAAGACACGATAGATGATGAAGATTCGGAGAGCATACACTAATGTTGGATGACTCTGGAGTTCCGGATACAGACAAAGCATATATCGCAGGTCTATTTGACGGAGAAGGATCAATACATTTTAAACGGGGTATAGAAAAAAAGAAAAGACACAAGGGTGATGGTTATAGATTATCCAATTCCATGCGTATAAGTATGGAGATAACGATGACCGATAGATCCGTGTTGATGTGGGTCCACGAGGTTTTGGGTGTAGGAACACTGCGCAAGAAACCACGTAAAGGTAAAAGGGTTGATGGCACACCATATCTTATGCAATACAAATGGCGGTGTACATTTCGTGATGCATACTATGTGTGTTGTCTCATCTGGCCCTGGTCACATACAAAATTAGAGAAGGTACAACAGATCATACAACATTACTCGGATCATAAACTAATGAATGGTGAGGTTGTAGATCTAAATGAATATAGAAAGATGATGAGTCTAGAGTGATAGGTTTATTTTTTATAGGGACCGGTGCAACATTGATTATTGCATTGATCGGCTGGTTTATAGTAAATAGATTTGTGATAGGTAAAGATGAGGATTAGATTTTATATATGGTTGATGGGTGTAGCAGGTTCCATAAGCGCGTGGGCCTGGAGAGAACACGTTAAGATACTAAGATCTAGAAGACCTAAAACTTTACATGAACTAGCTATGGAAGGATACAGGAAAGAAAGGTTTGATGATCTAGAATGATGAGCGACGAGGATATAAAAGAATACCATAACATCGGTAAGGCTATCAAGCACAGCGATAAATACAACTACGTCAAGGGTAGACAGATCGAGGACCACGGATCACGGATCTATGATGTAAATGGTTATAGACT